CCTCACGGGTGCCAACCTCTGGGGTGCCAACCTCACGGGTGCCAACCTCTGGGGTGCCAACCTCACGGGTGCCAACCTCTGGGGTGCCAACCTCACGGGTGCCGACCTCACGGATGCCAACCTTGCGAGTGCCGACCTCACGGATGCCAACCTTGCGAGTGCCAACCTCTGGTGTGCCGACCTCACCAACTGCCGTGGTGACAAGGACACCCTGCTACCAGAGGGATACGAGGTTGTGGACGGTTATGTGGTGAGGGAGGCAACGCCATGAACCAGCAGCAGCGCACGAATGGCTCAGTTAGCCCTGCACAAACAGAGTGCAACGTTCATCAAGATTTTGCAAATGCCTTATGGAACAATCACTTTGCGTTGCCTTACTGCCCGAAGTGTGGAGAGAAACTCTAATGCCAATTGCATACCCTGTAAACGACAACTTCTATTGCGAAAGTTGCGGTGAACTCATTTGCCCTTACTCGTACGACAGCGGTGGGTGGGACTGGGTTCACATCGTCAACGGTGACCCTCGTTGCTACAAGCCAGAAATCAAAGGATGGAACAGGCCATGAACGAGTGGATTGAAAGCGTTGAGACCTTCAAGGGTTGGGGAACCGTTCGGTGTTGGCGTTGGGATGATTGGTTGATTACTTACGAGGATGCACACCTTCGTTGTTTCTATGACCCCTTTGGGTGTGTGAAGTCGTTTTATGTCGGCACAACATACGACGGGCAAGAGCCAAGCAAACTCGCCCTTGCCAAAGAGTTCTGTGAAGCAGGAGAAGCGTGGCTGGCTGATGAAAGGTGGGAACGATGAACCGAGCAATTGCTATGGCACACGACTTTGTTGCCGAGGAAACTGAAGGTAAGGCAGTTGAGTGGATAGACCTTGACTGTGCGGAGTACGACAAAGAACTTGCCAACTCTCCAACGGCGAAGGTTGCCTCATCTCTCACCGACAAATACGGGCGATACGGCAAACCACAGGTTTACACTTTGTGGTTTTTGGAAAACGGCAACTACCTTGCCTCACTTATTGATTACGGAGACAGCACGGACACAAGCGTGTGCTACCACGCCCTTGCTAAGTGTGGAGACAAACTATGAACCAGCAACAACGAGACGAACTGCGAGCCAAAGTCAAGCATGACATGGAATACCACAATAAAAGCAGGCATGACAACGGCTTGGCGCCTACTCCAAATGATGAAGATTATTGCGATGATTGTTATGTCCCTTGGCCTTGCCTTTACGCTGAATACTTGCAAGACATAATTCGAGTGCTTGATGCTTGGGAAGCAGAGAGGCCCCTGTTCTACATGGCTTGCGGTTACATTTCAGCACAGCCTGAGTGGAGTGACAAGCACCCGGAAGACGTAGTGAAGTTCTTTAGGGGAGCGGAAGCAACCACAGACCCGTTATCGCAACCAGAGCGCACAAATGGTTCAGTTAGCCCTGCACAAACGGATACTGCGGAATACCCACCTAAGGGGCAGAACGTAGAGTGCAAGCACCAGTTTCGAGAATGGTCAAGACAGGGTGAAGCACTTGTTGGCATCCGTCGCGACTACTGCATCAAGTGTGGGGCAAAGCCATGAAAAACCCAACTCAGAAATGCCAAGACTGTGGATTGGTGCTTGAGTATTTTCCGGAGAACGATAGGTTCCAGCACGTCTACGGTAACATGGATGTTGACCCAATGCCCTGCCCCAAGGAAAGTAACTTCTGTTGGCCTTGTGGCAAGTACCACCACAAAGGCCACCCTCACTTATTGGACCTTAAGCCTCAACCTCCAATATAGAATTTTCTTGTTGGAGGTTATGGAGTTTAGATTCCGTTTGGGTTGGAGTATGGCAAGTGCCCAAAGTTTGTAACACGGCTTTGGCTTGCATCCCGAATCATCTCAATGTTGCGAGCGTAGCCAGCCATGTCAACGAGGTTGTCTCGTGATGGGGCGTGCATGTTCCGTGACACCTTGACCAGCATCATCATCCAGCACACGTCCTCTGGGGTGATGTTGGTGCCAAGGTACGTTGACCAGAACTCTGCGGTACGACCGTGGTTGTCAATCGGTTGCCCGTAAGTTATGTTGCGGTCAGTGGTGGTGATGCCTGCTGCCTCTTCGAGGATGGTTTTACTTGAGGAACTTGGCAAGGGAGACTCCTTCGTAGCGTCGGCAGAGGTAGTCAAGGGAGACTTCCATGATGTCATAGGTCCCTTCATTGACCTCGTTTTTGACGATGATTCCTCGCCACTCTCCGTTTCCTTGTGGCCCGACGTAATCTTCGTCGTGAAGATAGCAGACGCCGGACACGAGTCCTCTTTGCACCCCTGCAATGGTTTGACGCATCCCCGTGAGATGCACTTGCTGATGCCCCATACTGAATGAGCAACCGATGGTCTTGAGTCTGAGTTCGATGTTGTTTCCACTGTACGGCCTTCCTGTCATGGGGTTGTAAAAGAAATGCGAATAGGCGATGCCGTCAATGAACTTGAGTTCCTTGAACTCAGTGGTTTTCCAGCCGTGCTTCTGCCAGTCAAAAGACTTGGGGCCGAATACCCCTTCAAACTTCACGTCGTCTCTCACAAGGCGAAATAGACGGTCCTCGTGGTTGCCCCGGAGGTGGTGGCGACCTATCTTGCGTTCGCCCTTAGCCATGCGAATCTTGTCGGCTTGATTCAGGTAGCCTGAGAGGACGGCAATCTGCTCGTTGCCCACGGCTAGGTCGGCCTCAATGCGTTGGCCCTCTGCGTTCTTGCTACCGGGCTTGTCGTACGAGGACAGCGATGGCATGTCGTGCCAGTCGCCAATCTGGATGACCTCAACCCTGCCCTCTCTCTTGGAGAGTAGGTCCTCAAGGTACATGCCAACCCACTTAATGTGGTCGGTTGGTGTATCCGGAGTAATCTGTGTATCAGGAATAAAAACGTGGGTACTTGGTTGAGCCATGTGACCTCCCTAGTCCCCATGATTGTATCAGATTAACGCACCAATTCGATGTACACTTCGCTAGGCATCATGGTGTAAATGTCTTTGCGTGCCCACTTACTCGTAGGTTTCCAACCTGCATACATCAGACCAGCAGCAGCAAGGCCAGAACAAATCCATGTCTTTGCTTTACGCAAACAAATGCTGTCTGGAAGGATGATGTCTACGATGCAAGACAGGATGCTGACGTACCCATACTTTGCTCCCACTTGGTCGTTCACGAAACTCATGAACAACTCCCTGTCGGCACCAGCAGGGAAGGGGTGCACCTCATAGACGCCACCGGGAGCGATGCTGTCTAGGGTCTTGTCGTTGGTCACGCCTTCGGCCTCGGCCTGAATGACGTACCATACGCCGTCTACCTGATGCGACAGGATGGCAACGTGGTTCCACTTAGAACCCTTGCGCCTCTCTCCACCACGCAGCCACTCGCCAAAGCGAATAGCCTTGCTGATGATGTTGGCACCGTGTGCCACTACGAGGTCACCTTGGTTCATCGGATTGCCTTCTCTCTTTTCATTTGAAAGTACAGCCGGTCGCGAACGTCGGCAGCGTATTTGAGAACTTGAAGGTTGCTCTCAGTGGGGTTAGCAATCCACTGCTTTACTAGGCGGTCAACCTTAGCGTTCGCTTCCCTCAACTTCTGGCTCCTGTTGGATGTTCTCGTGGCTCCACTTAACTGAGTGTTGCGTCGTGTACTTACCAACGAGGGCGATTGGGACAATGCCTAGCCAGCCACGCCAACCTAGACCAATCAAGTTTACACCTGAAAACGCAGACAGGACGATGGACGCACAGTCCAAGATGCCGTCCATGTTGCCTGCTAACTTGGCCTTGCCGTTGGCGATAGCGTCAACGAGTATGGTGCCTACAAGGTCCTTGACCAACATGCAGACAGAGCCGACAGCAGAATAGAAGAGAACTTCAAGCCAGATGTTCATGAGGGGATTTCAATTCCTAGTCTGTCGCAGATGAGGCCGAGCAGGTCGGCAGGGTTGCTGGTGTTCTTGCCGTTCATGGTCAACTTGTGTTCGATACGGGCAAGGGTTTCATCTTGCTCTTTGACAGTGACGACAAGAGCATCAACAATTTCACGAGTCTCTACTTGGTTTTTGCGATGCTCTACATGACGACGATGGGCGGTAAACACTACGGTGCCACCACCGAACAAACCACCGAGAATGAAAACAACACTGTAAACCTCGCCAAGAAGCGTTGGGAAATCAACTGCGGATAACATGTCACATCAGTCCAAGGGACCGCAACTTGGCGGTAGTCAGTGGCCCAATGATTCCATCGGCAGCAAGGCCATGAGCAGCCTGCCACTTCTTAATCTCCTGAGTGTTCTTGAACTTAAGAACCTTGCGTGGCTTACCGCCAACAGCAGCAACGACCTTAGCCTTGCTTGGTGGGAGCGAACCGTTGGTAGCAATCTTGGGGTCTTTAGGGAGAAAACGTAGGTAAATTTGTGGGGTGCGCCCATCAACTCCGTAAGCCCCACGAGGCACAGTGCGTGGTGCGTTCACCCAGACGTAGGAAGGGTCACCTTCCCAGCCGTGACTAACCGTCAACACATCGGTGTTGTTGTGTACCTCTATGACAATGGCTGTGTGCTCCCCGGTGCCACCACCGTAAACCACCACGTCGCCGTACTGTACGTCTGACAGAACAATGTGCTCACCATGCGACAGCAGAGTACCGGTGTAGCCAAAGCCCCCGTAGTTCATGCCGTTAGGGTCAGGGGCACCTGCCCAGTTGTAGCAGTCAGTCACCCATGCTGAGCAGTCGGCGGTGAGAGGCAACTTGAAGGGGTGATGCACACCCTCCATCCGTTGCCCACCTTGTGAGTAGTGGATTTGGTTAGCGTTGGCTACGCCCCACTTGGCATTAGCAACAATCTTCTGGCGCATGGTAGGCATTACGGAATTCCAATCACTGAGAGGTTGAAGCGGTTGAAGTGGTCACGGTCTGTTGACCCGCCAGTTGACGAAGCGCTTCCGTTAAGGGCAAAAACGTAAGTGTTTGTTGCAGTTAAACCAGCGTAAACACTAGTGGCAACAAAAGTCACCACAGTGTTGGCGCTTGCCACTGCTGGCATGTAGCCTGCGGAAGCACTGTCTAAGTTTGTCCAAGTGCTTCCACTGTTAGTAGAGCCGTACAAGTTGGCAAGCACTTCGTTAGCGTTGGCAGTAGTAGCACCATGCCATTGGAACTTGGCAACCCACATGACTTTGGTTACGCCAGTGATGGCAACAGATGTGGTGGTGTTAGTAATAACAGACGACGCCGGTGCAGTATTGGGCAGGGTTACGTTAGTTCCACCGCTACCACCGCTTCGTGCAGCGCTAGTGTTCTTCTGCCGACTTTGGACGTACGTTTGGTTAATCAAATCAGTGACAAGTGATTGTGGCAAAAAGTGTTTGTGGTCCGAAGATGCAGCAGTAGTAACAGTCCCATTAGTAGACGCGCTTGTAGTGCTACCCCACTCAATAAGCCCCGGGAAAGAAGGGTCACTTCCGGGCGATGTGTTTAAATAAAGTGTTGATGCTGCTGCCTTGTTTGCTTCTGCTAGTTCAGCACTGCTTGCGACAACGGCAACCGTGGCACCTGAACTGTGGGATTGTGCTGTCGTCCCGTCGTAACCTCTCAAAAGAGCAGTGATGGTCTGGCTAGTTCCATTGCCAGTAAGACCAGTACAAAGTACTTTTTCCTCAGTAGACAAGCCATAGTCAATAGCGATAACAATGTACCCAGAGGTAGTCAGTTTTGACCCGGTGTTTACCTCAAGCCAAGTAGTTGTGTCGGCAAGAAGGATATTCGTAGCAACAGACGTGATGGTCTGCGTAATAGTGGTAGGCGCAGCGCCACCACCATACGAACGAACAGAATAATCTAAAGTAACTGGCACTGGTTCTACCTTCTATTGGGTTGGAGTCGCATTGTACTGGTAACCACCGATGGTTTTGAGAGTGACAACACAGTCCCCAACAAAACCTTGGTTGTAATCATCGCTCAACTTGTTAGGTAGCCAATCCATTGCTTCGACAACAACGTTAGCGCTGAGTGGCCCTTCCTTATATTGTACAATAGTCTGGCTTTGAATCAGTTGTTGCAAGAACCAGAAATTGTCATACGGGTCATCATGCTGGACCTGTGCCCCTGATAGAACATTTTTGTAGAACATCAAGACGGGCGTAATTACAGTTTCCGTAACTGCCGTAGGCCAAGACTTGAGCGTGTACCTGTACAACGTAGGCGTCGCCGTGTTGTTTGAGGCCGAATACAGGGTCAAGATTGTATTGATTCGCTCGGAACGAGCACTACCGCCAATGTCAATTTCAATGCCTTTGTAGTTATCTGGGGATACAATGATGCTTGGACCAGTTGGGTCAAACAATTTGAGGCTGATGCCAATGCCAGACGAACCGTTGATGTTAGCAGACATGTCAATCTTGACTGGAATCTTGTCGTCCGAAATGCCGTAAGTAATTGAGCCAGAGTCAATGTACCCACTAGGAACATACTTGGTCAGGTCGGCAGAGTAGGCGCCTTTGCCAATTATGGACATCAGAGGCGTGTTGTTGAACGGGTCAACGGCAAGGTTGTTAATAGTACCTTGACCAGTAACCATAAGGTCAGAAGCATACGCCAGCGAAAGCGTGTCGCCACCGATGGTCTGGGTCAGGTCCATGCGTCCAATACCAGTGCTGGTGGTGTCGTAGTTGTTCCAACCGAAGTAGACAAAGCGCCCATCACCGACAATGGCATACACGGGTGATGACACAGGCTGCAAAAGGTTAGGTGCCAAAGGGCCAGCCTTGAGGTCACCAGTTTGAGTAGCGCTTGGGTCGTACACTGAAAGCGTCTGGCACATTCTGACACCAAGGTTGGTGCCGACAAAGATGAAGTTCAGGTATGCGTACAAGCAGGTTGGGTATTCACCAGTCTCAAGTGGCAACGTCTGAATTGGGTAGTTCAAGTCGAACGGTTGGTTAACCGATGAGTTGACCGAACTACCGGTCATTGAAGAGCGGTAGATAAAACCTTGTGAAGAGTTCCCGTTAGCAATAGACCCACCCATGTAAATTTGGGTTGCTCCACCTGTTGCACAAGTCCAAGTAAAGTTAGGGTTGGGGTGAATCATCAGCACGTTCGATGCGTCCGGGACAGCACCAGCAACAGGCTTGTTCACAAATCCAAATAGGCAGTTGGAACTACCAGTAGATTGCTTAGCAGCAACAACAACAACGTTGTTGCATACCCACACTTTGGTAAACGCAGAAACAGTGTAATTGATTTGCGATGTAAACGTAAGCAAATCATTTGTTGTAATGCTTGTAGATAATTTGTTATTCAAACTAATAGCACTGTTGCTGATTCCGGTTACATAGGTGTTTGTTGGCAACCCACCGCCACTGACAGGCATCCCAATTTGGATGGTGCTTGGAACGGTGTTGTTGGTGTGGATTAGGTTGGTGTTGCTAGCGCCTGCAAAATTGTCCAACACAATTTGGTAATTCGGCAAGGCTGTGGTGCCGTCGCACTTTGCGTATTGGGTAGCCGTAGGGGTAGCAGCAGTAGTGTCAACGCTCCAAATGCCTGAACTGGTGGCAACGTAAACGTAAGCACCGTCAGAACAAATGTCGTTAAGCGTAGGCGTTGCAGTGATAGCCACTGTTCCAGTTGGGGTGGAACTCCATGAGTTCTTGTAGTAGTAAAGAGACGTACCGTCAATACACCACACCTGCTGGCCTGCTGTCACGGCTTTGAAATTAGTGTTGGAAGAAGCCTGCCCACGGCGCACTGTGTCGTTAAGCAAAGTAAGTTGGCTTTCAACCCACGGATTGACGCCCTTGGATGACAGGAACCGGGATGCAGTGCTGTCCTGCTTGCGGTCAAGGAACTGTTGGCCTGCCCCGTTTGACCAGTCCAGTTGGTCGCGTCGCCACAGACCCTCAGTGTTGAGTGTGCCGTAGCCAGCCACGTTTTCAAAGTTAATTGACTGGCGTTGCGGTGCAATGGTCCTGTGCCGAAAAGCCTCACGGCGGTATTGCTCATACGAGGTGTTAGCAGTAAACGGCCTACCGCCAATGGAAATGTTATCCGGGTAGGTGTAAGCAGGGTTGACAGCGTGCTGTGGAATAGGAAAGTATTGCTTAGAAGATGGGAGAGCCTGTCTCCACCAGATGCTACCGTCATATATGACGCTTTTAGTATTATCCCATGTTGGCACCACGCTCCCACTGGTGCCAGCAAGAATGACTGTCCAAAGCGTACCGTTGTACCAAATAACGCTTGGAATAGGGGCAACGTTAAACTGCGCCCCTGTTGCTGGTTGAGTGCCTACCCAGCCACCAGCAAACGTAAGCACGTTGTTTGAGTTGCTAGTTACTATGGCGTAACTTCCGTTGCTTTGTACTTTAAAACCCACATATTGGTCCGTTGTCCAAGTACCGCCAGAAAGCGTTAAAGTGGTAGCCGTCACATTAAATGACGTAGCCGTAGAACTGGGGTACGCGGGGTAGCCCGAAGGGGGGGAGGAGTCGTAAACTTCGTACCTATGGTTAGGGAACCACGTCGTGTTAGGTACTGGTCCTGCATATGGAATTGTTATGCCGGGGGGTACGCTACTCATCGGTGAGGCAGTTTTCCGTATTGCTTGTGGATACGAGCGACTTCTTCTTCAATACGCTTCTGTCGCCAAATTTCCATACGCTGCGTGGAGTTCATGATTGCCCCAGCAGGAACGTCGGATGCCTTGCGAGGGTCAGGCTGGACCATGTAGGCATTGCGAGAGAATTCACGGTTCTGAATCAACTGGATGGTGGCACCGATAGGCGGAATGTCAATAGCCGTAGGCGGAAGGCTAGGGATGGACAGTAAGCCACTGTAACCGTTGTACGGACCATCAGGGTCGTTGCTTACAGGGGGGCTGCAAATGTTGTCGTCCAATGACGAGTATGGAACAAGCGGTGCCGAGTAGGTGACGTACATGGGGAGGCCGGGATAGCCACCTTCGTAAATGGTGAGTGAGTTCCCTGATGGGAACACGCTGGTGTCCTGATAACGGCTGACGTGCCAACGGGTAATCGGTGGGTAGCGCCGGTCAGGGAATGGAATCTTGTAGCGAATCTCAAGAATGTCAATAAAGTTGTGTGGCAAAGCGCCAAGGTCATATCCCATGAACACCGGGTTGTAGGTAATTTCAGCGCTGTTGATTCGGACCAAGCCAGCAGCAGACAGGGAGTTCAGGTCGTCATTGATAGCAACGCCAACGTCGAACTTAGACAGCGAAGGGTTGACGTACACGAGGTCGCCAGCAGTGTGGGTGGCAGCATTGGAACCTAAATACCCACGCTCTACGTTGACCGTACCAGCAGATGAGTTGGACGAAAGTACCAACATGAGTTCAAGGCCGACAGACAGAATGGCACCGGGCACCAAGGAAGAAGATTGCACACCCGTTATACCAATGTTGGCTGAGGTGCTACCATCAATAGTGGCAGTTAGGTTGAGGGCAATCTCCGACACGCCAGACATGACGCGACGATAAACCTTTTCAACGATGTCGCTAAAAGAATAGCCAGAGCCATACGAAGCGGTACCACTGGCGGTTAAGACGGTCATGTTCTAGTCTACCATTCTTCTAAACAACACCAACAACAGTAAGCGTCCAATAAGCAAAAGTTGGAACCGACGCACCCGGTGCTGCTGTAAGTTGGACAAAAGCGCTAAGAGCAAAAGCGTTTGTATTGGTTGCCGCAAGCATAGTTGTGTAAGAAGAAGTCATTAAACTTCCCGTAGTAGTTCCTACGCTGCTAAAAATATGTGTTCCTGTAGTTTGGCTAGTTGGGAAATTACCGTCAATGCTAATATTTGGAACTGCTGAAAAAAGCAACGTAGATTGAAAACCTATGTTCATTCTGCATGAAGCGTTAGTAGCAATTCCAGTTTGAACACAATTAACAGTTACCAAATAATAGTTAAATCCATTAGGGTTTACAGTAATTGGCGGTACAACAGAAGAAGTATTTGTTACTGAAACACTAGTGCTTCCACCAGCATTAACAAAAATTGTATTACTTGCAGCAGCAACACCTTGAAAGCCTTGGTTACCTTGGAAGCCTTGGTTACCTTGGAAGCCTTGGTTACCTTGTGGCCCTTGCGCGCCGGTAGCACCTTGGGCACCAGTGGCGCCGGTAGAACCTTGAGAACCGGTAGCACCTTGAGAACCAGTTGCACCTTGAGAACCAGTTGCACCTTGAAAGCCTTGGAAACCTTGTGTTCCTTGCACACCTTGCGTACCTTGTGGTCCTTGTGAACCTTGAGCACCAGTAGCACCTTGGCTACCTGTAGCACCTTGAGAACCAGTGGTTCCCTGCGTTCCTTGGAAGCCTTGAAATCCTTGCGTACCCTGCGGTCCTTGGGCACCAGTGGCGCCGGTAGAACCTTGAGAACCGGTAGCACCCTGTGCACCAGTGCTTCCCTGAGCACCAGTGCTTCCCTGAGCACCAGTCGTTCCTTGGTTACCCTGTGTGCCTTGGGTTCCTTGGTTTCCAGCAATGCCGAAGTTCCAAGAGGCAATGGTTCCCGAACCACCAACGAGGTCAACATTGACCGTGATGGAAGTGTTCGTTGTCAACGCCGTGATGATGCCTTCCATGTAGTTCGCTGGCGTTGCTGTGCTTGAAACTCGAACTCTGTTACCAACGACATAGGCGCCGGTGGCTCCAACGGTAAAAGTTTTAGAACCAGTGCCAATGAGAAAACTTGTTGTCGAAGTTGACGAAGAATAACCAGCACCAATCGCTCCTTGAAAACCTTGGTTTCCTTGGTTGCCTTGGAACCCCTGTGTACCCTGTGCACCAGTGGCACCTTGGAATCCCTGTGGACCTTGAGCACCGGTACTGCCTTGAGCACCGGTTGAGCCTTGGCTACCTGTAGCACCTTGAAAACCTTGTGGCCCTTGGGAACCTGTAGCACCTTGAGCACCGGTTGCACCTTGAGCACCGGTTGCACCTTGAGTTCCCTGCGGTCCTTGGGCACCTTGAGAACCTTGTGCTCCCTGCCCACCAGAGGCCCCTGTAGTGCCCTGTGCGCCCTGCGAACCCTGAGGACCCTGAGTTCCACTACTTCCACCAGTTAGGCTGTTATCAAGCGCCCACGAATAAGAATAAACCGTACCCGTAAGACCGGCTACTGGGTAGGCAATAGAGACGTAATAGGAAGCCTGAGTAGGGACTTTGAGAATCCATTGGCCGGGACCACCAAACTGTGGGCCGGGGTAAACGGGACCAGCATCAGGAACCTGAGTATCTGGTGGTGCTTGGTTCTGTGCTGGTGGGTTGGTAAAACGGCTAGCAAGATAGGCAGTTACCTGTACGTTTTCAAGGGCGCCAGTTGGCCCCAGTGCTACTCCGGACAGGTAATAGTCAGTCACTTAGAAGCAGCCACTTCTTTGTGGTGTTCTGCCATACGCTGCTTAACTTCGGTCTGTGCCTCTTCAATACGGCGTGAGATGGAAGCGGTAGGTGCAACCTGACCAGACTCCAACTCAAACTTGGTGTTGGCAGATTGCTCTAGGCGTGCAGCACCTTGAGTACCTTTGACCCGTCCATCCTTGCGAAGGCGACGGTAAGCAGCAATGTCTTTTTCACGTTGTGCTTCATATCGCTTGGACGCAACAACTTCGGGCTTGCGAGTAGGCATGTCCGATGGCTGACCAATAGAGACAGATTGAATCTTGCAGCCAAAACAATCATCACCATGCTGCCCAAAATGTGTCTTTTGCATTACTCCCCCTAAGAGATACTTGCGGTGAACCCATTGCCACCTGCGTAGCCAGCGTTACTGGCAACCAATATGTTAGCAATGTTCCCACTGATTTTCTGTGGGCGGTCCAACAACTCCGTAATGTACACTTCATGGGACTCAGAAAAGTATTTTGACTGTGGTGGACTTACCGTGTAGTCAACATAAGTACCCCAAGCAAACGGCCCCGATGGGTCATTAATATTCCACGGGTATGGGATGTTGGTATTGGAATTCTCAGGCGTAGGGAAGTTCTGAACGCATGACATGTCGCTCAGGATGAACACCTGAACGTAGGCTGCCGATGGCTTGTAGAACCGAAACAATGCCTTTTGCTGCCCAGTGTCGGTAGGCAGAAAGCGAGGGACTACGTTAACCAGTGGCGGTGTGAAAGTGTACGTTGCCGTTGGGTCGTACGGTGGGAAAGACATCTACCACCGCTTGTTCTGTTTAATCCTCGACGCGGCTTCGATTTCATCAGCAGCACGAAGTGCCGTGAAGTGGTTGACGTAAGTACTCTCGCCAGCAGCACCAACAGGTGCGTTCACACGAGTGTCACCGTTATGAGCAGCAACATCAGCAAGTGTACTAGGACCGAAATCCATCGTGTATGAAACAGAGGCGTGGCCCCGGCTGTCAACTTGGCTATCAGGTGCAGGCATTAGTCCTCCCAGACTTTGAACGGGGTGACCTGTGGGTACTGACCGGCAGAGCCAGCACAGTCAATGCAAGTCATGCCACCGATTTCCGGAGCAATGTGCTTGGTCTTACGGTTCGTACGCTCTTCCATACGACGGTCAAGGCTGTTGCCCTGCTTAAACGATGCAGGGATAAACCCGTGAATGTCACGTTGCCCTGACAGTTCGGCAGCAGTAGCCTGTCGCTTCATCGCGGCTTGGTCTTTGCTCATTTAGGGAACCATCCATGTGACCAACTACCATCGCTGGTAGGCACGTCACGGTAGAAAATGTCAGGGTTTACACTTGGATCGTTGTCAGTCATCATGTCACGGACGGTGTTAATCTCGCCCATGTAGTGTCCTTCGGCAACGTGGCCCTTACGCATACTGGCATTGTGTGCCCAGTCTTGTCGTGGGCCATTCCAAGGGGCGCAAACCTGTGCAGCGTCTAGGCCCCTTGTATCTCCACGTCCAGTAACTTCCATTAACCCTCCTCAGGGTTGACAAGGCCAAGTTGAATGTCCTTGTAGTGGTCCTCTGAGTGAATCTGAGCGAGGAGGGGCACAGGCACCCCGTCCTTATCGGTGAGCCGTCCACACAGGAGACATGTAATCTCGTGGATTCCGGACTGCACTTCACGGCTACCGCAGGTAGCACATCGGTAAGGCCAAGGCATCTGTACCCCTCTCTAACTCTCAGACCTTAGTTAAGGTCAATCGCAAGGTTTTGGTCACCAAGCGATGAGGTGCTCTCAAGGCGGTAGACCGAGGCCTGACGGAAGATGGAGTAACCACCCAGCCAGTACCAACCCAGTGGAACGTGACGACGGAGCAAGTCAGTGACAGGTCCGGGCACGATGCTTGGAAGTGGGCCGTTACCATCTGCAAGGGCGTGAGCCTTAGCAAGTGATTGGCGACCAAGGATAAGGGTTCCGTACACGTTGGCCTGAGCAGAGTTGGCCGTAACGCTGACCGTACCAGCGCTAGCGAACGAACCACCACCGGTCGTGGTGAACGTACCAGTGCCGGGAGTTGACGTGCTTGGCGTAACCGATGCAACCGTCAGCGAACCAGTAAGCGTACCAGCACCGACAGCAGCAAGAGTAGCACCAACAATAGGAGCCTGACCAGTGTAAGTACCGGCTGGGTTCGCACCAGTGACCACGGAGTAGGAGCCCGAACCGAGAACCGTGATGGTTCCTGCGGTGGTGCAACTTGCAATGGTTCCGGGGTACAAGGCTGCGTTAACCTGAACCACAAAGTTTGAACCCTGAACGCCAGTGATGATAAGTTTTGGCGAAGCAAGGCTTGACGCAATAGGGTTACCATCTTGGTCACTGAAAATTGCCGTGTTGCCAGTACCAGAACCAGAACCAGTGGAAATAACCACAGAGCCGACTTCTGGGAAACCGTTACCAGAGACAGTACCGTTCATTTCGTCCGGAACACCCTTGATGTAGTTGGCAACCATCGTGTCAGTTGAACCTGAGGGGGTGTAGGCAACACCAGCGTTGATGAACTCAGGCGCACGAGGCGTCTCAATCCAGCGAACACCTTCGTACTGACCAAGGTCACCCGTCCAGATTTCCGACGGAGCCGAGTAGGTGTGTGGTGCACGCCAACCAGCAAGCGTGGTGTCGTTCGACTGCAAGTCAACCACAACGTCTGGGTGAATGAAACCAACGTATGAACCACCGAAGGTAGGAACGTTAGCAGCACGCAAACGGGCACGGGCGGTACGAATGTCAACCGAAGAAATCTGGTTGTACGAGATTGCTCCACCAGTCAACCCTGCACGGGTAGTTACGTTCTGGTTTCCAGCAACACCAGAAACACCAACGTTGGCGCTGTTGGAGTAGGCAACCTGTGCACCACCAGCAAGGACGTTACGAGCAATGGAGTCCATTGACACACCAGCGTTGTAACCAATGAGGTTAGCAACCACAGGGTCAACGTCCACGAACGCAGTTCCACGCAACTTGGCGGAGGTCACAATGGCGTTACCGTATTCGGCAAGGGCCACTGAGATTTGCGAGTCAGAGAACGAAACCGGGGTAACGTCGTACTGCTCTGAGGTAAGGGCGTTAGGCGCAACAGGAAGGTCATTCACAATCGTGAAGATAACCGTCTTACCGGGCATCGCTTGGTTCGTAGCACGAACGTCAGCAACTTGGTCGAAGTACAACTCCGGGCGAAGGGAGAAGTACGCCATCCGGTCGTACGCATTTTGGACAAGGTTAGTAGAAGTAGAAACTTCTGATGGGCCTGCGGTGTAAACACCAGCAGAGTATGAGCCAGCCATGATAGGCCTTTCGGGTTAGTTACATACCCCGGTCAAGGAAAACCCCGGTCTGTGCCGAGAATCTTTCGATAACAGATGCGGCTTCGTCTGCATTGGTGGACGCTGCAAGTGCCGTGAGGAAGGCTGCTTGAGGGTCAACGATGGATTCTCCACCGCTAGCCGTCACACCTGCTGCACGACGCAACTGCTCCAACTCTGCATCCGATGGGTCTGGGACTTGATTGGCTACAGGAGATTCGGTAGTAAAACCGGGAATCTTGTACTCACTGGCCTTAGAGCGAATGGCGTCTGGGTCGGCTGGTCCCTTGTAGGAGTCTCGGAGCAATGCTCCCAGTCCATCCTTCGGGATGCCTGCTTCTGCAAATGCGACCTGTAGGTCACGCTCTGCAAGTCGGGCTTCCAACTCTGCTGCCTTGTTCGCTTGAGCCTTGAGAGCCTTCATCTGGGAACGAATGTTCTCGTCCCGAATCGGCTCGCCGTACTCGTCATAGAACTCATCTGACATCTGTTACCGCTCCTTGTGGGATACGCGTGTTGGCAGGAGGAGCCAACGCGGATAGGGTTTTGTACTACTGTCAACTGCAACTGCATCTATCGCACGTTACGCAAATGGCGTGCTTATTTGCCATCCGGGACTGCTCCTACGGCTCACCCGTTGCAAGCGGGGCAGAAGGCGCTAAACAAAGTGTACCACAAAAACAGAAAGACTACCCCGTAGGGTAGCCTAACTGCTAGATTTTGTGTAACTTTACGGAGTTGTAAAGTAACGCCATTTGTCTTTGGCTGCAACAAACACTGTGCTGTTGCGGTCATTGTCAGTGACGTACAAAACTAACTGACCGCTTTCTGCTGTCTTGAAGCCATCGGCATCAACCATCAAAGCCTTGCCGTCATCCATATGTACTGTGAACATGATTCCTCCTGTTTGGTGAGAACCACACTATAGCACTACTGACGGGCCGAACCTGCACCTGACACGCCTTGTGCCGATTCTTCGTAGCCACCACCCTTTTGGAAGGGGGACATCTTCGCTTGTTCTGCGGTCTGTACAGCCTGCTGTGCCTGCACCTGACTGATGCCACCGGCTCCACCAATCTGTGCAGCAAGCAACTGGTCAGTGTTCACACGGGTGCCCGGGGCCTGCAAGCCATTGCCACGTTGTGTCAATGCGCCTTGACGCGCTGCGGTCAATTCGGCAGCGTTAACTTGGGCCATTGTGTAAGGGCCTGTGTTGTTAGTGCCAAGGTGCTGCCCCTTAAGCATCCCTGCCATTTGCTCGGCTGTGCCTTGGCTCAATCCTTGAAGGCCAACGTTCTTAGCAAAACCACCAATCTGTGCCGAAGCAACTTGCTTCTCAATGGTGTCCATGCTTGTCATGTGCTTAGTGCCCTTGTCAGGGTGCAGGTAATACTGCAACAACTGGCCTTCGCTGATGCCATAGTATTGCTGCAACGTTTGCTTCACTCTAGGGTCGGCGTTTTTCATAGCGCCGTAAGCGTTGTTGATTCGCTCAGTCAGTTCTGGCAAAGCAACACCCTGACGCACTAGTTCACCAAACTCCTTGGAACTCATAAACCCCTTGTCGCCGGTACTGATACCAGCAGCGCTAGCCATCTCCATAGCCTTGGTCTTGTAGTCAAGGTACTGGCTCTCGTCCATCTTGTAGCCTTTGGCACGGGCTTCTTTCAAGCCGTCAAACACTACGTCGTAAACTGGCTTGCCAAGTTGAGGGTCTTTGTATTCCTGCACCATGTTGGCAAGTTGGTTGGGGCTGAGCATGACGCCCTTGCCAATAGTCTCGTCGTAGATGTGCTGGCTTAGGCGTGCGGTTGCACCCTTGTCAACATTGTTAAATCCCCAACGGTCTAACAGTTGGTCCATCTGCTGGTCAGCGTTCCAAATGGAACTAATCTTGGCAGTAAGACCTGCTTGGGCAATTGGGTCATAAGCGTCCTGCTGCTGGGTAGCAGGGTTGAACATGTAGATTTGTCCGGTTTTAAGATTAACCCCAGCGTTTACCCCACCCGGCCCATTCGCCCACTGGTCGCCCATGCCTTGGAGAACACCAACAGCACCGTTGGCTTGGTTGGTGAACATTGGCGATTGAGAACCAGTTTGCTGGTTGTGCAACACAGTTGCGTTAATCAGGCCAGTTAAAACATTCTTGATGCCAGCCTGAGTTGTCGGCCACTTCTCTCCATTGATGGTGGTTCCATACTGTTTTTTTACCCAGTTCAACAATGCTGGTTGGTTGTCCTCGCCAGAGCGAGCAGTCATAATGATGTTTGCCAAACCAGCAACAGTCATTTTGTTTTGGGTGCGGTTAATAAAGTTTGGGTCGTTTGCAGTCTTGTTTTCTTTGAACTGCTGCTGGTAGATAGGGATTAGTTCTTTGGGAATACCAAGGCTAAACCCTGATGGGAGTTGTCCTTGGCTCTGTACTGTAAAGTTTGCACCGGGATTGGCAGCCATTATCGTTGACCTCCAAAGGCTTCGTGCAGCGCTGCTGCAATTTTTTCAGCGTGCCTGTGAGCAGCCTCGGTGTTCTGGTAACCGTAGTCACGGCTTCTCATCATGTGCTGCTTCCATTCGTCTAGCCCCATTGGGATACGGCGACCGTCTTTGTCTTGGCCCCCGGTCAATGCCATGCCCCACTTAGGGTCGCCAATAAAATCAGGGTCAACGTGTTCACCAAGTAGCATCTTGGCAACATGGCGGTACGGGTCAACAAGGTAAGCGGTAGGGATGCCAGCCTTGATTTGAGGTGCCAGCGTGGGGAACAATCCCTGTGCTACGTTCTTGACGTATTCTTCAAGAGACTTCATCTTGTCAGGGTGGACAGTACCATCTGGCTCTGCCATAGAGTTGATAGTCTCGGGTGACATTGGCACATGGTACATGTGCAGCATCCTTACGATGTCGTCAGTGGTGTGCTGCTTGACTTCTTTGTCGCCTGCTTCTTGTTCTTTGCGCCGAGGCATAGACTTCATTTCGCCCAACGGCGTAAGCATGGCAGAATTGTCACGAGGCATAGCCATCGGCCCCTGTGGGCCTACAGCGTCGTTGACGCTGGAATCTTGCTGCCTAGCAAGACCACCAACAAAGGTATCGCCTCGGCTTGGAATGGGGTTTCCGTTTGCATCCCAACGGTTTTCATGCAAAAGGTTTCTAGCACTGATGTCCTCAGTAGTTTGCATGTCGGGGACTACATTGGTATTTGTATTAGCCCCGGCTACACCTTGAAAACCAACTGAGCCGTTTGGCCCACTTGCCATTCTGTTATTGCGAGGGCGAAGGCGTTGACGACTATCAGCAATTCTTTGGTCATGCGCGTCAATTGGTTGCGGACCATCTTTAGGGTTGTGAAATGATGGGTCGCTGTGGGACCATTCTGACATTACCCCCAAAGGCCCAACTGGACCTGTCTGTTCAGCCATTGTTCACTCCTTCTCCGGGCAGGTGAATAAACATGGAGTTGGCGATAGAACGCAAGCCGGGATTAATTTTGACCATTGCTTCACAGTAATCATACCATTGTTGCTTCATGCCACTCCTGTCGCTTGAATTTCCATATGCCTCAACGTAAGACTTGTACACGATTGCCATTTGTGCTGCGTAGTAGAACAAGTCTTGGGTTGGGCGGTCCATGTCCCTTACGGCAACTGGCAATTCGATTGGCTTAAACGAATTGTCGGCTTCGGCAGGCTTGTACGAATACTTGTAACCCTTGCTCATGAAGTTTGAGAACTCACGGTACGCATCGTCGGCATGGGAAAGCCTGTCAGTATCATGGTAGTTCGCCCACATCGGGTTGTACTGCGAGTACATCTTCTTGGAGCCTGAAAGGTAAGTAGCCTTGTCTTGGGTGTAGTCCTTACCAAAGGTCTGGTCTGCAAACGGGATAATGTAGTTGTAGTACCAGTTGTTACCCCACGCAATCAAAGCAGACTTGGACATCTGCGCCATGTTTGAGCGTCCTCGCAATTGAAGGTCCATCTCAACCGCATGTGCTGCTTCGTCGTATGGAGCGTCATTTGGACGAGGCACAAAGAAGGCAGCAATGGTTGGGTGTTGCAAAACAAACTCGCCGTGGTTCTGAATGAACTCCAAAGTCGGTGCAGTCGAAGGGTAGGTGACGTTGTACGGACTGGTGGTCTGGAAGATTTGCGACATCGAATCTGTTGGGTGGTCTTTAGCAAACTTAATGTAGCCTTCGGTGGTTCCCAATTTAGCAATGTCGGCTTGCAATTCTTGGTTCAGTTGAATACCAAGTTGCTGCAAACCTGATGTAGAGGTAACTGTCGTTGGACCAAAGAAACTTGCAGCAGTGGTCAGTGACCACAATACTGCGGTGTCACGGTTGGCTTTGTTTGCGATGTCCTGCAAGAAGCGTGGGTCGCTGTGCGACTTCATGGCCCACTTCATCTGCTCAAGCACCGTGTATAGGCCGGGGCTTTCACGCTTGAACTTACGGATTTCCTTAGCCGTGTAGCCGTGGAAACCGTTTTGCTCCATTTCCTCACCAAGTTGCTTGAGGGTTTCTTCGGTGATGTTCTTCCACACTTGCAATCGAGTTGAGATGTAGCCGTTACCAACCGAGTCGCCAGCGCTGTCAGGCGAGTCGCCAAGGCCAATGTGACCGTCTACGGCAAGTTGGTAGAGGTGGCGGATAAGGGTGTTTGGAACCAGTTGCGCCATAAGCGGTTGGCGTGATGCGATGTCACCTTGCAGCCAGTCAGAGAAAGCGTTGACCTTCATCTCTGCATCTTGGCCCCCGACCATGCCAGCAGCGTAATCAATGCTACCGGTCAGTAACTTGGCAGGGATAGTAAGGAGGGGTCCCATCTCAGGCTTGAGGATGTGTTGCATCATCCCTGCTGCGCCTTCATCTTTACCACTCATGCCGAACAGGGTGGTTGTGTTCATGGAGCCAATGTTCAACCCAAGACCCATGTCCAAACCAAACAGCGAGCGACCGAGCAACTGAGAACCGGGGATGGTCACCATCGGGCTACCGTTTTCCGCGGCAGCCGTTTGAGCGTAGTTGGTCATGCCAAGGGTCAACTTGAGATACTTCTCAAAGGCTGCTGGGTTCTCTGCCATCAAGCGAGCAGCACGTCGCCATGCTTGGTTCTGGGCAAAATAGAACGGAGCGAAGTAACGCATGGCGTATTCAAAGTTGGTCTTGTCCGAAGGGTTGTGGACTTCGCCAAGCATCTTGCGAGCAGCACGGGTTTCAGCAAGAACCTGAGCCTGAGCCTCGTGCATCATGCCACCCTGCACAGGATGGAACGGGATTTTTGCTTGCTGCAAGTTGCCATCACTGTCGTAGTAATGCTTAGATTGGACCCCACCAATAAGACTTGGGTCGCCTTGCAATTCCATGTGCTCTTGGATGTATTGGTTAATCCTCTTACCATCAGCACTTAGTTGCAAGTTGTCGTAGACGTGCTGCAATTTGGTAAGTTCCAGTTTGTGCCATGCGCCTTGGCTAGCAATTAAGTTCTTGTTCCAGTTAATTGTGCTTTGAAGCCCTGACCAAGAACCAGTGGAAGATGGCATCCAGTCATCGCCGTAAACAGCCCTTCTGTTGGCCTTGTAAGCGTCAACGTGTTTTTTTACGGAAGGGTATTTGGCAGCGTACTCGTCAATCATTTCTGGGGTGACGTGGATATGGTGTACGCCAGCAGCAGCATCCCGCATACGTTCCAACGCATCCATGCGAGCAGCGCGGTTTTCGTTGATAAGCGTTTGGGTATACTCATGGGTAGACTTCAACTTGCCAACGTTTTCAACGTGGGCCTGCAACTTTGCCAAGGTATTACGTTGGTAATATGTTTTGCCACCCGTTAAAAATTTTCTAGTTTTTTCAATTTTGTTTTTAGTTGACCAATACGAACCAAGCGTACCGCCGTTTAAATCTGGTGTTTCCCCAACTGGTGTTAAACCAAAATCTTTAAATCTATATCTATCAGTTGCATATTTATACATATCAAAAGGCATGTCCATTGGGAATGGATTGGAAAGTTTTGCCCAAGTGTTTACTTTTTCGTCGGTTATTGAACCAGTTCTTTTGCCAATTTTTACAGGCATAGCCGTAATTCCAAGGTCATTTAATTCTCTAATGACGGCAGTCTCAGCAGCACTAAATGCTGCTTTGCCTGTTGCTTCATCTATAAACAACTCAAATGGCATGGAAAACCCATCTTCAATTATTTTTTTAGTAATTTCTTGAAGTTTTTCTTCAAACCCTGCACCAAACAAATAAGGGCCGGGGTCGCCATGTTTAAGAAGTTCTTCAATTGAAAGCCACTCTGCTTTTTTAATAGCCTTGCCTGCGTAATTACCGGGCTGGCCTATTCTTAAACCAGTTTTGCGCCAAATGTTTTTAGTAAATTCATCTTCAACCAAAATTGGTTTGATAGGTTCGGCTGGAACAGTAAACCCATTTTCAATAAATGGTTTTGGATTCCATAATTTTTCTTCAATTGTTTCAAGTTTTGCAATATCTTTTTTATGAGTTTCAATAAGACGCGTTAATTCAGTTTGCGCCCATTCTGGGGTAACAGAAACAGTTGGGTTAATATTTGTACCAGCATAACCAAAAGTCTTTCGCTGCTCCGCAATAAGAGATGCACGAGCACTTTCAAGTTTTGTCGCTGCTTCTTTGTATTTGGCTTTAACCTCAGGTGAAGCGTAGCGACCATTAAGTGCCCTAGCGGTTCTTGCATCAACCACAGTGGCAATGACATGTTGAATTGGCGTATCAAGATACGCGGTCAGACCCACATGAAAATCGTCTGGGTATAATTCACTTGGTGTTGCTGTTGTCACTTCGTGAACATACAAATGAGTTCCACGAGGAAGCGTTAATTCGCCTTCTGAATTGCGAGGCCAAAGTTTTTGTCCGGGACTAAGTTGAATTTCAAGAATGGTTGCCCCAGTACCACCAACAAGTTCAGCACTTCTTCCTGTTTTAACTGCAAAACTGTGAGCAGCATCAAAGTCTACACTGGCAGACATGAATCCCGGCTCTGGCGTAAGTTCACCAACGGCATATTTACGATGGTCAACGCCTCTAAAAACAGTTAAGGGTTTTTGTAGTTCAACTTTTGAAACAACTGAATCTAATGCTTTTACTATGTCTTTGTATGACATATCTAATTTTTTGCCAATTCTACTTTCAATTTTTGTATTAGCCATAGCGCGACGGCTTGCTTGGTCAAGGCGCAAGTATTCGTTGATAGGTTTGTAATCGTAGGCAACATACGCTTGCAAACATTTAAATTCAAATTCCGTTATCTCAATACCTGCTCTAAACAATTCATCACGGATAAGACCTTTTTCAATAGAACGATATGTAATTGGATTTGGTAAAAAAAGTCCACCTTCAGTTAATGCTTCCAGTCTTGCAGCATCTTTGCTCTCAGCCAATGAGTGCCAGTACGGGTCAATGTAGTCATAATCTACACCGTACATGTCTTGCATCGGGGCGTGGAACTGCCAGTTTTCAATGTGCTGTTGTGATGTTGGAAATGACAAACCTTCGTTTGCCATCATGATTGCACGATGGCGCTCGTGCTGTGCAAGGGCGTAGTTGTACTCCTTCATTGCGCCAATGTACGCGTTCATTTGCGCGCCATGTGCAACCATTGCAGCCTTGTAACCTGCCATGACCTTGCGTGCTTCTTTACCAAGGGTCTTGGTAAGCATCTCAATTTCTTTGTCCAAGGAAGCAATGTGCGTGTTAAGTTCGGCAATGTGTTCTTCGTAAAAAGCGTGACGTACTGCCGATGGCACAGCAGACGCAGCAATAGAGCGACCTTCAATTTCTAACCGGTCAAACTCTGCTTGTGCTGCGTGAAGTTTTTTGAGCGAAGCATCAAAGGTGCCAGATGGGTCAAACTTTCGGATTTCAGTTTCAAGGAACTTCACCCGTTCAATCAAACCCTGCTTGTGCTCACCGATGGTGGTCTTGTACACACCATTGGTTTTACGGATGTTTTCCATCTCGTTGTGGTAAGTCAACAAGTAGGCAGGGCGACGTGAAAGGTAGTCCACCATTGGACCAAGCATTTTCTCGTGGCTCTTGTCAGCAAGGTTCTGTGCCCAGAATCGTCCGCTACCACCGTCCATGATGCGTGGACCAATAATGTTGTCAGGCATCGTAGTCATGCCCTTGCGAGAGGCGTAGTCCTTAAACCATTGCAGGTCCTTAACATTGCCTTCTGAAATTTGCTTTAGGATTGGCAAGTGGGTAATATCGCGTTCGCCAGACATCCAAGTGTTCATGTTGGTGCTAACAGAAACTCGTGCCCAGTCTTTCAGTGGGTCACGGATGTCGTATTTTTCAAGGCCGTTCCTAGAAACAAACTTAGAGCGAAGGAAACGGTTGCGCCATTCCTCAGGCTGTGCCCGAAGGTGGGCCTCAAATTGTGCTTCGATGTCACGAACAATGGCAGCGTTACGAATGTCTCCACCGGCTGCGTTCTTGGCAGCCGTAATCTGGCGTTGGAATTCTTTAACGCCAATCTTATTGATTGCCTCTTGGAACGCATTGGCAATGAACTTGTGCTGTTCGGTGTTAAGGGCAGTGCCAATGTAATGCTGCATGGCGTTAAGGTGGCCTCGGTTACCACGCTTGTAAGTTTCAAAGGTCCCAGTTTTCCAACGGCGAGTCTTTTCTTTTGCCAGTGGGTTGGCTGGGTCAACAACTTTTGTCTTGCTATTTTTTGGTGAAAGTTCCATGTCGTCAACGTGACCAGAAATTTCGCCAAGGTAGCGAGTGTGAGCAGCCGACAGTGCTGGGTGAATACCACCGGGATGCAACAACACAAGGTCGGTAGCATCGTCAATCAAGCGTCGGGCCTTGGCTTCGCCAGCCATGCCGTGAACAATGGATTCACGAACACCAAGCATGACGCCAGCCTTAGCACGCTGCGCGCGCATGTAAGCAATGGCAACTTTTTGCTTGAAACCTTCTCGGTCTAAACGCTGCGTACGCTCTGCGTAATCTTTGAGAAGTTCTTTATCGTCAAAATGAATAGGAATTTTTTTACGAAGAGATTGCCTTTTCCCAAAAGCGTTAAACCCACCAACGCCCGAACCACCTGTTGCATATTCTGCAAAGTTTTCAAAATCAAAAATTGAAATCTGGTCACGCTCTGCACCTAACTTCATAGCGTCAGTCAGATTGCCAATGCGTTCTGTCACATCAAGGTGGATTTTGCCCAACCCTGCTTTAGAAAGAATTTCTTCGTATTCTTCTTTAGTAATTTTTCCATCTTGTTTAAGTTTGTCTAACCCCTTGCGGTCTACCCCACCACCCGTAATTTCGGCAAAAGTTTTTTTGTCATCAATTTTTAAAGTGGTGCTACTTGTGGTTTCAAGAAAATGTTTTTTTTCAAATTCGTTCATTAAAACTGGGTCAGTTAAATCATTTGTGTCGTGCCAAATGCCAAGAACCAAATCCTTGTCTTTATTTGACATGTTTTCAGAAACTTGTTTAACGTAGTTGAAAAGAATTTTCTTTGCTTTTTCTTCATCCTCAAACATGTCTCTAGCGTTAATTACAACGTTGTTTTTAGAACCTGTGGCAACTCCATAACCAGCAGAAGGATATGACTTACCATGTAAATTGATGCTTACTCCGCCATGCTCCTTGACGGAACCCATAATTTCGTTGTGGAGGTTTTCAAGTTCCTGTCGGCCATACTGGTTTCCTTGGACGTACCCACCAGCCAACGCTTCTTTACGAGCAATTTGAAGAACGTCAGAATCAAACATTGCTTCAAGTTCTTTTTTGTCAATGTCTTGAAGCAATGAAGAAACGGCATTGCGAACATGGTTGTGGTCAACGCCATCAGCAAGGCTGTACTTCTTGGCCTTCTGTGCAAACTGAGCAGCAAAGTGTGCCTCAAACATGTTGATTGGACCATAACGAAACGCGTTAAGGATGCCTTCCGAAATACCAACGTGCCATGCCCATGACGGGGAACTCAACGTGGCTGGCTTAAAGAACATGTCGTTGACAACGTGGTTCATTGCATCCATTGTCAAGTTAGCGTTGATGCGAAGGTTGCGAGCGTCAGACCACTTAAGGAACTTGCGGTCACCAATCAGTTCTAACTTGCGTTCGCCATACTTTTCAGATTCAATTGTTTCGCGTTCTGCTGGCGTCAACGGAGTACGTTCTGCTGACCCAAGGTAAATGTCAGACAGGTCAGGCTTGTACCCGGTTGTCAGGTGACCATCAAGCCACGTCGAAAGAACGGCAGCCTCACCACGGCTAATTGGGTGCAGGCCATTGTTGGCAAGGTTTTGAAGTTCGCCACGGAAGTTGTTAATCTGTTCAGCAAGAGGAACTTTGTTGCCGAGAGCATCAACAGCGTGGTCACGGAACATTTGCAAAAACACATCGCGAGCGTCACCACTGAAAAGAGTTACATTCTGACCAATTCTTTGACCTGCCCATACACCCTTGGATGTTTTGTTGGCAACTTTGTTTTCAAAGATTTTAGTAATTGCATCTTCAACTTTTTTGCCTGAAATTTTGTAATCACGAATAAAGGTTTTGATTAAGTCCAGCGTGTAACCATCGGCCTTGTTTGCCATCATCATGGCAACGCCAAGGTCCATGAGAACTGGGTCTTTGGACAGGCGAACAAGAACACGCATTGCCCTACGAATCTGTACAGGGTCAAGCAACGGCACAGATTGCAAGTGTGGGGTTCCTTCACCAGCAGTAGCAACTGTTTCACCGCTAAAGTTAACTAACTCAGAATCTCGGTCATCGTGAACATATTTGCCCTTGGTGCCAACAGCATCAACGTGGAGGCGACCCTTCATGGATTCTTCTGCAATGTGCTGGACTACAATGGATTCAGGCCCCATTGCTGGGTCGCGAAGAAGCGCTTGAACAAACCGAGGGCCAGCCTTGATTTGAGCGTTGACTGCAAGTTGCATATACCGTTGGGTTTCTCCCAAACGGGACGCTTCAAGCAGGTGCTCAAGTGTCACCTTAACGACATCTTGGCTAACACCCATACGGGTAAGACGGTCAGCAAGAACGTGAGCAGATTGGATGCTGCCATCAACAATCTTGTCAACAAGAATTTCTGTGGTTCCACCTGCTGTGTCTGAAAGGTAGAAACCACGCTGGGTCATTGTCTTGGCAATGCTTGCGCCAACGTTACGCATAGCAATGTAAGGCGTACTTGCAAACAAACGCTCTTGCAGGATGCCTTTTCTAACAGCACCCTCAGCCGTAAGCGTGGGGTCGCGAAGCAGATAATCTTTCATTGCGTACTTAGTACGGGCGTACCCACCAAGCGTAGCCATGTTGGTAGTCTGGAACTCAACTGCTGCTGCTTCTGACTTAAACACGTCAAGAACTTCTTCAACAGTCTTGGCGTTGCCAAACCTTGTCAGCATCTCTGGCGACAGTTTGCCCTTGTAAAGACGAATTAGGTCAGCAGAACTTGAACGAGCAATTAGTTGGACAGTGCGACGGAAAGCCCCGTATTGCTTGTAGATGCGGTCGTAGTCACTAGCGCTGCGAATACCAGTGCCACCCCAAAGTTGCCCAAGCAAGCCTTTGCAACCCTCAAGGCTGCGAGCAGTTGTAAACACTTGAAGGCCAGCGCCAAGTGGGTCAGGCATAATGAACTTGCTGTAAAAGTCAAGGCCACCGCTCAGGATTGAACCTTCCCACGACTTAGGGTCAATTCCCATCATCAACATGGTTTGCTGTCCTAGTGAAGCAGCCACGCCCGTGTATGGGTTAATCCAAGTATCTTGGTTTTCCGTTTGCTTCCAGCGTTCAGCATCTATCCCAAGTGGGTGGTTCATTGCCATTGCTTCACCAAGAGCAACACCGGGGTCAGCGCTCATAACAGCAAGACGACGCAATGGTTCAGTAATTGGCTTAAACGCAAAGCGCGTTCCTGCAACTGCCTTAGACTCTACAATAGACCGGTAGCGCTCATAAGCGCCACGAGTGGTATCGTTAAGACCAGAGAACTTAGCAAGAGGGCTAGCGCTTTCGTCTCCAATGACGGCTCCATCACGAAGTGGAAGTTTTGTGCCACGAAGTGCAAGCGGCGTTGTCATTTCTGCAAATGATTTTCCAGCCGTACCCAATTGCCTGACTGCGTTTACTGTACCTTCGCCACCGGTGCCAAAAGCCATAGCAATCATTGCAGCCATTTCACCAAGCGCGTATGACCATCCCTTGTCGTGGACGGTTTGCACCATGTAGCGGTAGAAATGGTCTGGTGCGTAAAGAACGCTATGGGCATCAGCAGCAACATCGTGCCTCATGCGGGCAAGCGTGCCACCGGGAGCCTCAGCAAAATCTGAACCAAGTTGGTTAATTCTGCCCGGCAACTTAAGGGCGTATTCACCAATACCAAAAAGGTCTTTAGCAATGTAACTGGCACCCGAAGCACCAAAATTGTGAAGTTGGTCGTAACCTTGAGTCCACGCTGCGCCCGGAGTCTGATTTGAAAATCCAATTAGCGCGCTACCAGCGACATCAAGACTACCGCCAACAACTCCAAAAATTTGACCAAACGCTTCACCAATATTGTCAGACCATTGGTTTAATTTTTTATGCGTATTGTCCCAACGCCTGTCCCAATCTGTTTTGTTCATTTGATAAAGAGAATTATTAATTTGCTGCTGGTTCATCAATGGCCCGTTGTAACCACCAGTGTCAATACCAAACTGGCCTTGTGCACCTCGTCCCTGCGTAGGAACAATAGTGTTTATGGCTGATTGCGGATGCGTAGTACCTTGAGCGCCAACTGGACCGGGAGCAACATACGGAGCAGGACGATACGATGGGGCCATTTCTGTTTGGTTGGCCCTTAGAGGACCTTGAGCACCGGGGCTATATTGTCCTGTAAGAAGTTGCTTGTTAAGGGCAGTGTTGGCAACGTGGCTGGCGTATGCACCAGACAAGAGATTAAGTCCAGCAAGAGATTGAGCAGTTACATTTGGGTTGTCACTTCTTGCAGCAATCATTGCGTGTTCTGGGGAAAGTCCCGGAACAGTTCTGGCAGCGTGAGTTAAACCATCAGTAAGACTTGGAGTTGGATGCTCAGTAAAAGCGGATTCATCAAACTGACCCATTAAGACCCCAGCGCTCCTAAGAGAGTAGCCATCCGAATAGTCTCAGGGGTTGCTCCCGGAGAATTGGCTAGGTCTTTAAGTGTACTAGATAAATACGCCATTCGCTGTTGTGCAGGGTCCATCATTGGCATCCCACCACCATTCAAACCAGCAGTCAATGGCTCATCCGGTCTGGCAGTTTCATGAAGCCAAGGAAGTCCCCCCGGCCCCGGAGTGGGGGCAGGAGCAGGAGCAGAGTATTCTTGTGGTCGTTGAGCAGCCGGTCCTGCTGGCGTAGGCGCTGCTGGTTGAGCAGGTGCAGCAGCCATTGGAACATTTGCCATAGCCATGCGTTGTGCCGTTGCTTTACCGTACTCTTGATTTGGTACAGTCTTGGTAGCAGCGTTCAGGTCGGTTCGGTTTGAATACGTCTTACCAACAGCGCCGTCTACTTTTCCACCTTTACCAGTTCTAGGCACCAGCCATCATCTCCTGTGATGGACCCATTGCTTGTGCAGGTCCGGGTACTCCACCACCTGTACCAAGGGCGGAAAGCAAAGCAGCCAAATCTTGTTGTCCGGGTTGTGGCCCGGGGATTGGCGATGCAGCAGGTGGAGGTCCTGCCATAGTCATTTGGTTTTCGGCAGCAGAACCAAGGCCGGGTTGTGCTTCTGGTGGCGGCATGGGAGGCATACCGCCCTCCGCCGTCGGGGGCATACCACCCATACCTTCTGGTCCGGGGGCCATTGGTTGCTGCTGTTGTTGCATAGCGCTCTGAGCAGCAGCCTGTTCCTTTTGTTCTTCTTCGTGAACCTTGATGATTGCTTCTTCGATTGGCAAGTGGTTCTCGTTTTTCATCTTTGCAATTTTTGCAATTTGCTTGGGGTCAATTGTTCCGTTTGCAACACCGGCTTCAAGCGATTGGAGGGCAGCACGACGCAGACCTTCGAGTTCGATGCGGTCGTTTTCTCTGGACGGGTCAGTGATGAGTGGGTTCATCTCGCGCCCCGTCTGGGTAGACATGGTGCCATCACCAATCATCTGTCCAATTTCCACAATCAAACCGGGCATGTCGGTGCCGGGAATGGCGTACTTGACCTCAGATTCTTCGCGGACAAAGGTGTCGTTTGGAACGTAGTCGCTCTTGTCAGGCTCGGCTCCATCGTAGCGCTCACCGAAGAACACGCACTTGCGGTTACCGTAATACGCTTTTTGGATTGCAACAGCCCTGCGGTTTTCGGCTTCCATTGAGGAGGCAAAGACAGCCTGACATTCACCAATCACGCCGTCAATGCTGGACGAAAGCACGGAAGCGCCACGACGAGCAGTACGGACGTTAGTCGGGGATTCGCCACCAAACTCAGCAGGGATGCCTGCGGTCAAACGCTGAGCGCGCTCAAGGGCATCGTTGGTCTGCTGGGTAAGTTGGCCGGGAGGGTTACCAACCGAACGCACGTCACCGTTGTGGACCACACCAATCACGCCCATGCGACCATCAGCCTGCTGGATAATCTGCGGCGTCTGGTTCGGCACGTTACCGACAATCCACTCGTCCTTGAAGATGTCGCGCTCAACTGCAATCTGGTTCAAGGCAAACAACTTGGCAGAGGCGATGTACATGCCAATCATTGAGTTAAACTGGCCGACCATACCGTCAAGTGCGATACGCTTAGGGTAGACAACCGGGCAGATGCCAGAGCGGTTCTTGACGCGGCTCAACATTGCGTGCGGTGCGCCAACTTGCTTGGCCTCGCCACCAAACGGGGCGTGCTGGTGGTCACGCTTCTGACCGAGGACGATCGTTGCCGTCTCTTCGTCATCTACATATTCCAAAACGTAGTAAAGGTCGGCAGATGATGGGGTGTCCGGCTTTTCGAGAATGGCAGCCTGCGATGGGTAATTTGCCATCAGCCAAGCAAAGGAGCGAACGTCCGAGAAGATGCAGTCCATTGGCTCAACGGAATCGTGGTCATCCGTCGGTGCTGGGAAAGTGCCCATAGGGTTGCGGACTCTCCAATGAGGCATCTTACGCTTGTCGTTAATGTCTGAACTAACAGGCGATAGACTGACTGGCGAGGTGCCGTAAGTAATCAAGTGACGCGCGCGGCGCGGCATCTTGAGGGAGAACTTGTTTGCTCTCCACCAGCCAAGGTTGGCTTGGCGAGAGTCTGCTGCTTTGTTGTCTGCCCAGAGGAACCCGGGGCGTTCTGATGGGTAGGTCAAATCTGGGAGCACTGATGCAATGCGCATGGCGGTTTGGTCAATGCCCTGTGCGACAAGGTTAGGGATTGCTGGCTTCTCCAACTTATCTAACTCAGGCAACGGCAGGTTGACTTCGTTGTGATAAATTGTACGGACAGCGTTCATAGCCTCAATGTGCTTATGGTTGTGCTGCTTCCGTTCCAAATACATCCGATGGATTTGGGAGGCTGCTTCCTTGTCGTCGGCTGGCAAACTCATATCGTCCTCAAGCCCCGACTAACCAAGTGGGGCGCTTCTGTCGTTGGAGGTTGACACGAGGCACGCTTAGGGCAGGCAGGTTCCATTCACCAAACCATTGAGCCATAACCGTGTCGTCCGTCCTGCCGTGGGGGTAGTTCTTGACTTCGGAAATCAACTTAATCGCGTCAGTTTTAGCGATATCCGTATAAGGTATTCTAACACGTCCAAACTCATAATGTGGACCAAGCGTATAAACCCCGTAATTTGGGTCTGCTTTATTGGCACCAGTTGAATGGGGAATGACTTTAACTCCCCACTTAGCGCGCCATCTGTGCATGTGGTCGTACTGCAACAAGAACCTTTGGGCAGCGTTCTGTTCAATAATCCAAGTCGGGATAAACCAGCCAGCAGTGGTAGCGCGTTGCTGCCAATCTTCCATGAGGCCAGTAAACTTGTTCTCGGTGTAAGACCAGTCAAGAAATTCTGGTGCTTCCATGCGCCGACGCTCAATGGCAATTAGATAGCGGTACTCTGATTCCGGATGATAAATCCAGAGTTCGACGGCCCAGTACATTGTCGGACTAGGGTCAGCAGTGACATAAACGATGCACCGCGATGGGTCGAGGTGTGTCGGGAACTCCCAAAAATTCCTGTTGCGGTCAACGCACCCGGGGAATCCATTATGACCGTAAATCCAATCTTCTTTGACAAACTGGCTTCCGGGGTCACGGTCCTCCTGTTGGTAGATGACTTCAAATTTCTCAGCGCCGTTGGCAATTCGACCTGACAAAGTTTTCCAGTCAAGGCGACGAGGGTCAAGCAAGCAGCCTTCAGGATAATGAGGCGCTGTGCGTTTGTGGCTTTCTGGCACACACCGGTCTGGGTAGTGAGCCTTGAATTTAATGTGGTGATATTTCTTGCGGTTACGCAGGGCTTCGATTTCTTCTTCGCTCAAATCCTCAAGCAAATCTTCTTCGTCATCAAGGGGAAGAGTCTTGTCAAGGTTGTAGCGGTACAGGTCATCAGACGAGATTCTCTGGCCCATCAAGACCAGCAGGCCACCCGGCTCTAGTCGGGTTTCACAAACGTCGTCATAGAAATTCTCGAGATTTTCCTTGGCTTCTGCGGTGCGAAGTTTGCTTGGGTCTACAAGGTCGTCCCAGATAACAAAGTCGCAACGCGTACCAATGAAACCTGAGTCCACCCCATAAGCCTGCCAAGTGTATTCTTTTTCGGCAGTGGTGCCAATGTCGTCGTGTTGCATAACCAACAGGGACTCTTGATTCCACACGTCTTTAGCCACGGGTTTAAAGCGACCGAAGTCAAGTGCGAGCGTGCTTTCTGCGTCAACTGCCAATCCCCTAGCGACATCATCGGGGTCAGCCTGAAACGGAATCGTAGATTCAAACGTACGCTTTAAGCGACCAAGGTTTTTCTTTACTTCACGGGCAACAGAGTGCCCCAACATCCCACGGATTCCACGGTTGCGGACTGTGAGCCACGCAGGAATGTCATGCGAGAAGGTAGTTGTCTTACCAGCACCCGGTGGGCAGTTGATAACGACGTACTCTCGCTCAGGAGTTTCCAGCAAAGCGACAATTTGCTCTGCTGCTTCTACCTGCCAAGGCGTAGCAATGCGCCCAAAGTAGCGTTTCTGGAAATAACCAAAGTCGTTGTAGGCTTTCTTAGCCTCTTCTGACAGTTGGTCGTAGCGTTTAGGTCCACCGAGTTTATCGTTGGCCCTGTTTGTGCGGAGTTCTGCACGCGATGCAGCAGTGCTAGCCTCGGATTTCTTCTCAAGGCGACGAGCAGTAGCGACGGAGAAGCCAGCCTTTTCAGCAGCCTTGGCTTGACTCCAACCGTCACCTACTAAGTCAAAGTACTTAGCAATCTGTGCAGGGGTAATTGCCATTAGGCAACTATTCTACCTCAGATTCCTGAATTTCCTCGTTAACTGGGTATTCCTGTTCGAGTGACTTCTTGACCCATTCGTACACTTCGACGCGAGCAACAACCCATTCCCTCAAAAGGTCATGGAGTTCTTCTTCGGTGATGCGTACATCTTCGTCAAGGCGCAAAGCCTGCTGCGCCAACTCCTCGTCAAGGGCTGCAAAGATGTCTTGCAGTTCCATGTAACGAATAGAAGTTTCTTCTGTCAATTCAAATTCAGCCATTAGAAGGCCTCCTGACTGTTCGATGCGTTGCGAGTGACACTTGCAGTGGCAAACTTGAGCGACGGTCCGATTTCGTCGGCGGTAATCTGAACCGACGTACCCTTCTTGTCGTCTTTTTCCCAGTTGGTAACATCAAGTTGGCCGGTGACCAACACACGAGTTCCCTTGTTCAGCGATGCAGCAGCGTTTTCCGCCATGTCTCCAAAGCACACAACGTCAAAGAAGGAAGTGATTTCTTCCCACTCATCGCCACGCTTCTTCTTGCGGTTACATGCAATACTGAATTTGACATACGCCGTACCACCGTTAGTACCGAACCGAAGTTCTAGGTCACGGACGACGTTGCCGACGACTGACACTGTAGCCATACTTCCTCCCTTGAATGGTGCCTGCGGAGGGGTTCCCCCCCTCCCGGCTGGTTTACTTTAGCACACTAATCTTCGTCAGGAAGATGTTGCGTGCTAATAATTTCGTACGCCTCGTTCATCAGCCCGTTGGTAACGTACTGTGGCTGGCCCTTGGGAGTAACCGAACGAATGTAGACCACACCCTCGTTATCCATGTCGCCCACTGAGAAGGTAACAACCCAATGCAGCAGATATGGCATGGCTGCGTCGGGTGGTCCCGCATCGGTGATATGCTTCTCAACCGAAGCCCGGATGTCATTCACAAAGGTGTCCATGTCATGACCATACCATAGATGGTATTGTGGTGGCCTTGGATATGGTAGTGTGTACATACCGAACTACTTGGCCTTGGAGAAGGCCCACAACTTAGAGTCCCACTTAGCGCCGAAAGGCAAGAGCAACGGTAGCGCCGACCTCCCCTAGTAAGGGAGTATCCCCGTCAGATGGGTAACTGCCTCTATGTCCCACTAGGCCGGGACCCCGTTGTCAGTAGCCACTCTCCTAATGCTGCTGGGAAGGGGACCGCGGATGGATGCGGGTCTGAGCATGTGATGAGTCATGCCGAGGGAACAACCCTCGTAAAAAACAGTACCGAGGAAGTTGGGATAACTCTAAGCGAAGCGTGAGTGCGTTCCAGTTACCTACTAAAGAGTAAGTGTTTATAGTTATAGTTATTTTTATTTATATATATAAAAAACATATGGTGATGTCGTTACGAGCGTTTAATGTTAGCGTGGCTTAGAACGAATCTCAGGGACCTCTCATGGCACGCTGTGGTTATACAGTGAGCGTAGAATGAGCGGATGTATGAATGGGTCTTTAACATAACATAGAAACCCCCCCCCGAGGGCACACCCCCGGTCGATTCCGCCATTCCTGACCTGTATATTATGCAAACAAGCGCATAATTATGCACACCATGCAGTCTGCATGATTATGCAGGCAAGTGCATAAGTATGTAGCATGGCTAGCACTTTGTGACTCTCACTTGCACGTTGTCATTCTCACTTGCAACCGCTTGCAACTCTCACTTACTAACCCTTGTTAGTCATCCTCACTAAGTGCCACCAAGTGCCACCTAGGGACGCCTTGCAAGTGTCACTCACTAACTAGGGCTAGAAACAATTGTCAGTACCGTTGACACTAAGGTCGAAACTGAGAATGCCAAGGGATTACTAGGGTTTCACGGTATCGGTCAACAACGTTCTAGGACGTGTGCTACGTTGTCGTCATGCCGAAACCGGCCTAGCCTCACCGCATCGGAGACGATGCAGGCGCCCGGTTGCAATTTCGGCAAGTACCTTGACAACTGAACCTCTCCCGGCACCGGGTTCCTACTGCGACGGCATTAGGCACCCACTGCCACCGCCACTACTGCGACGGCAGTTACGGCACCGCCACTACTGCGACGGTAGTCAGTGGCACCTAGTGAGAGGTTCTAACTATGGCCGGTTGAGTCGGCTAGTCGCCACGGGACGGGATGCCGTCCGGGATGCCTAGTAGTGCCGATAACAAAACTCAAGCGGTACGGTGCGAGTACCTTGACAACTGAATAAAAAACCTCCCCTTGTTAGGGGGGGGAGCGCTACCGGTAGACGGTGGACGCCTTAGGACGGGATGCCGTCCGGGATGTCCGTAGTACGTCTCAAGCGTAGGTGCTAGGGGTGTCATAGCCCTACCCTCCCACTACTCTCAAGTGTAGGCACGTCGCCACCTAGTGGCAATTGTCCGGAGCATATCCCGGCATTGAGAGTGCAACAAACAAACAAACAAGGGAGAAATTGCCATGAGCAACGAACTCAACATCGATACGTTCATTGAGGCTACGGGTTACGCTCCCGATATTCTCGCTCTCGCACTACTCAAGGTTCAGGACGACTCGTCGTCCGGACGTGAGAAATGCGATAACTGCGACGAGTGGACGGTAGACGGCCTGACCACGGTGGACTACGACGAGTGGTGCGAGTCGTGTCGTGACAGAGAGGCTCACTTCTGCGAGCACTGCGAGGAATTCTCTCAGGACTCGACGATTACCGTCAGGGTAAGTCGCCACTATGTTCACTCAACTGAAGAGTGGTGCGAGTCGTGTGCGGACAACTACGCAGAATTCTGCGAGGGCTGTTCACAAGCACAGTCTCAACGTGCTAGCACTCTACGCTACACGGACTGGGGCAACTCTTACTGCGAGACGTGCTGGGATGACCGGTTCGCTTACTGTGAAGAGTGCGACGAGTACCACGACAGTGAAGATGACCAGTGCACAGCAGCAGCCATCCACTCCTACGGCTCCATCCCTCCACAGGGCTGGACGCCTATCGGAACCGGCTCCAAGTTCGGCGTGGAAATTGAGGTCGAAAATGCTGACAGTCGCACGGACGTTGCGACCAATGCACACGACACCTACGAACTCCTCGCTGACCTTGACGGCGGAATCTGGATTACTCACGACGGCTCACTGCACAACGGCTACGAAATTACCTCGCAACCGTTGTCGCTGGAAGTGTGGCACAGTAACCGCTCACTGCTCATCAACGCTTTCACGGAACTCACGTCCCGTGGGGTGCGAGCATGGGACAGGAACACTGACCTGCACCCTGTTGGAATTCACGTTCACATTGACCGTGAGTCTTTCGACAGCGAGTATCACCTGCTCCGATTCCTCCACCTGTTCCGGACTCTCCGGGCAGACTGGACACGAGCAGCAGGGCGTGACTGCCACTACGCTGATTTCGACGGCCTCCGTCGTCTCAAGCGTAAGGCGCAAGGCACCTCTGGGAGCAACCACAGCGATGCGGTATCGCTCCGGAATCACACAGTGGAGGTCAGAATCTTTCGTAGTACCCTCGCAACTGACCGGTTGCTAGGTGACATCGAACTGGTAGCAGCAGCCTGCGAGTTCACTCGCAAGCCACGGTTTAAGAGCCACGCTGACCGTCTTGCTCTCAAGCACGACTGGGCAAGGTTCCTAGCCCTGAACTACCCTCTGGCCGGACAAGTGTGGGCAGGTCAACGGTTCACCGTCACTGAGACGAAAACCGTGACGACTGAGTTGGACATCTAGTCCACCGCAGTTTGTTGGTAGCACACTCCCCACCGCTTAGCGGTGGTGGGGAGGATGGTGTCAACAAGCACCAAACACAAGGGAGAAAACAATGACAGAAACACTCAAAACCACGACAGAAACGTACGCATGGGACATTCTGCAACACTACGACGCAGCCGATTACGCTACGAACGTTGAGATTATTGACGATGAAAACGTAATCGTCTCGTGTGTTGTCGGGTTCGGCCCTCGCATAGTTCGCTCAGCGTTCTTATCCGAAGGGTGCGACGTCGAAACGGTTGACTATCCCGGCAATGGACCGATTAAACTAGCGGTTCGCCTGTCGTAGTCACTGTAACAACCGCTACAGTTGTTAGCCTCCATCCTATCCGTGTGGTAGGATGCTGGGTACTAACCGTAGTACCATCCATCAAACAAGGGAGACAGGCATGACCGATGCCACCCGTAGTACCCGTAATATCAGCAACGCCGATTTTGCAGAGGCTATTAGAGTCTGTGAAATCGTGGATGACCGCTTGCAGCAGCATTACATTGACGTTTCGTATCAGTGCCTAGTTGACGTGCATTTCAAGAGACTGCACGACCAAGCGCTTGAGGCAATCGGCTCAGCGATTAATTGCAATCGTGAGTTGCTCGAAGCACTGAATTACCATGCAGCACGCAACGTCGAAACTCAGTAGCACCCATCTGTAGGTAGCCATACTGTCCACCGCCCCTGCGGTGGTGGGCAGCAGGGTATCATCAGATACCATCAATATCCATCAAACAAGGGAGGAACGCCTATGTGCGTACTAGTCGCTAGCGACTCGGGAATTATCACCGAGTCAGAAGTAAAGAATGGCCTGCGGAACAACCCTGACGGTTGTGGCTGGGCAGCCGTCACTACTGACGGTCAACTCATCTACCGCAAGTCTGTCAAGAATGGCTGGGAGATTTCTCAGGAACTCATCCAATTGTGGAACGACGGCAAAATCGAAGCGTGGATTTGGCACGCGAGAATTGCCACCCACGGACGGGTCATCGAAGAGAACTGCCACCCATTCATCAGCCCTGACGGGCAGTCAGCATTGGCTCACAACGGTATCCTGCACATCAACACCCCTGTGGGGCGTGTGGATTCAGAATACTACGCCGAGAAGGTAATCTGGCCTTTGGGCGCAGACGCCCTCTCAGTAGCCGGGCCTGCGTTCACCACGGTTGACGAGTTTGTCACCGAGGAGTATTCCAAGATTGCCATTGTCTCGGCAACTGCGCCCTACCCTCTCACGATTCTGGGAGAGAAACTGGGGACGTGGAGCGCTGACAACGTGTGGTTCTCTAACTCATCCTGTGATGCAGTTCGAGCACCTGCCTACCTCACCTCTACGGGGTGGAAATGGCAAGACGACAGCACAGTACCGGCCAACCCTGAGGCCTCCGTTGCAGACAAGCAGTGGTGGCTCGCACAAGAAGAGGGTTGCGCGTTTTGCGGGGAGGAGGACGACATTGACCTGACAGGTGTCTGTGAAGCCTGTGGTGCGTGTTCAGTCTGTGGGACGTGGACGTGTATCGGATGTCGTGTAGACGTTGCAGAACAGGACGACGAGGACGATTTCTGCCTCGCCGGTGGGTTCGACCTTGAGGTCGGCGTCACGACGTGGGAGGAGGACTAAGCATGGCTAAGTCCAAGAGAGACGAAGTGATGGATGAGGTCAAGTCCTTTATGACCACCCTGCTCATTGCAGCAGACAGGTTGGAGGACTACCTCATCGCTGACGCCAAGCAGCGCTGGAACCCGGACAAGGGATTCAAGGAGACTGACTGGCTCAACAACCTAGACGAGGGTGTGGTCGTGCTCATCAGGCAACTCAGAGCAGACAGCACCATTGAGAGGTTCACCAAAGAACAGGTAGCAATCATGCGAGGCAAGATTTGAGGCACGGTTACGACCCACCTCAACGCATGTTGCTAGCAAGGGTGTGGGGGGCAATGCTGGGGGTTCTCGTAGCCCTACAGCATGACCACCCCCACTACTACGGGCCACAAGGTCCGGACTGGCACATACTCACCTACCCCCTCTGGGGGCTGGGTGGGTGGATAGCCGGGGCAATCATCAGCAGCATCAAGACAAACAAGAGATAGGAGACACATTGAGAGTGGAACTAGGACAAGTTGTCATCACGAGAAACTTGGCGGAACAGGTTTTCCGCCACGATGATGACCGCAAAGCAATATCGGATTTGCACGAAGCACTACACCGCCATGAGTCAGGTGACTGGGGCGACCTTTGCGATGAGGACAAGGCACTCAACGACGATTCTCTCAAGCACGGGGGTAGGTTGCTTTCGTCATACAAGGTGCAGGGCATCAAGTTCTGGATTATCACCGAGGCCGACAGGTCAGTGACCACACTGTTACTGCCCGAGGACTACTGATGATACGGGGCAACGGAGTGAGGTTTGCTACAGCGTTGACGTTCGTGACCTTTGCGTTCATGCACGACAACCCTACGGCAGACGTGTTACATGTCACGCCTGAGTACTACAAGGCGCATCCAACACACTGGCACCTGTGGACATATCCACTCTGGTTTGTGGTAGGGTGGCTGGTGGGCAGCGTGTTGTACCGAGTGGGCAAGAAGTTGTGGTAGAGTGTGGTAGTCATCCAACATCAGTTGGATGGCAGCCTAGAGGGACAGCCCTCTAGGGTGTCATTCGGCATCAAGGATAGCAAGGAGAAAACATTGGAATGGGTAACTAACCCCCCGGCCAGCACTGACAGGCGCAACACGCTGCAACCTAAATTGGCAGCAATGGCGCAGAACAAGGGCAGATGGTTGCTCTTGCAACGAGCAGCAAGTTCACGAACGACCGTCTACTACCTACGCAAGCGCTATCCAGAATTGGAAGTGGTGTGGGGACAGGACGAGACGACGCCACAAGGCAAGTGGGACATCTACGCACGTCACCGTGAGGATGCGTAACTAAGGGAGAAGCGATTAGGGGTGGAGCCTGTAGGGAGAACGCTCTAGGCACCGCCAAAACGGACAGTGCAGACACCCCTAATCGCACTACCATCATACACCTATCACCATCGTGGTGCTAGGATGAACACAACAGGAGGTAACATGGAAGTAATTTTCATCAAAAAACTTGACGGATGGCTGACCGATGCGAGTCATTGGGAACTGCCATTCAGAGTTCAGGCCAAGCGAGGCCTGACCAAGTGGGTCATTGTTGCTAAGGCTTCTGACCAAGCAGTGTTAGTGTTCCCTGCTGACAGGTTCGGTGATGTCTTAGAGTGGACAGAACTCTACTCTGACCAAGACGCCAACCGTGACGCCGAGGCAGTATTGCTAGATTTCATCGCTACACAAGAAAACAAGGAGACAGAATGACAGAGATGGCATTTGCCCACCTGCTTGCACGCAAGTGGCTGAACGAGGACATAGCCCGTGGCCCAAAGCCAACGGCAAAGGGGACACCGTTTCGGTACTCTGATGCTCACGGGTGCTCACGCAAGATGCAGTACTCGGCGCTCAACGCCACGACTACTGAGCCGTGGGATGCAGCGAGCGCTTGGGTCACCAACCTAGGCACCCTGCTGCACGAGCACCTGCAAGAGGCAATCGCAGAGCAGGCACCCAACGCACAGTTCGAGGTGGCGTCGCAGGTCAACGAGTACCTGTCCGGGTCATGCGACGGGTACATCCCCGGCCCTTTGGGGATTGGGAATGGGTTGGTTTTGGAAATCAAGACGGTTGGGCAGTATGTGTTCAACTCGCAGGCTGGGTATGGCAACTACAAACGCACTGAACCCAAGGGGCCGAAGTGGTCAGCCATTGTGCAGGCAGGCATGAACGCCATTGGCATTGAGCGAGGCGGAGAACCTGAGGTTGAGTTCCTTGGCCTCATCTCACTGGCGAAGGAGGCAGTCAGTGTCAACAAGGCTAAGACCCTTGGCATCACTGACCCCTACGAGCGGTTTGCTCAGGAGTGGTGGTTCCCCCGTCATGAATGGGAAGGCCCAGCGCTTGAGGAAATCAATCGCATTACTCAAATTGCCGAGGACACCAAAGATGGCCTGTTGGTTCAGCCATCAGTAGTGGAGGACGACCTCAGCCACAAGAACATCACCCCCGGTTCGTACTGGGCGTGCGATTACTGCCCCTTCCGTACCCTGTGCGAGCAGGACGCAGGAGCAACACACATCGAAGCCTCGTACCTCACGGTACTGGCAGAAAGCGAGGGTAACTAATGGCAGAAAACTATCTGGTTGACGTTTACACAGGTGAGTTTTTTCACCGTAACGATTTCCTAATCGTGCAAATTGAGGAAGATGGGGTGAACGCTTTTGTTGCGATGACCCCGAACCAGCGTATGGAATTCGCTGCCAACAAGGGCATCCGTATTCCAAAGTTGTATCCTAAAGGAGGAGAGCAATGAATAGTGAACACATCAACGAACTAGCAGCAGCCTTGAACAAGGCGCAGGCAGAGTTCTCGGCGGTGCCGAAGGACAGCGTAAACCCGTTCTTCAAGAGCACCTACGCAGCCCTGCCAGACGTGGTACGGACGGCTACGCCAGTGCTTACCAAGTACGGGCTATCAATCAGTCAGTTCATCACCTACGAGGACAACCACGACTACCTGATGACGTACTTGTTGCACGCATCAGGCCAATACATCTCGCACGCAATGCGTCTGTATCTGGTCAAGGATGACCCACAGGGGCAGGGCAGTGCCGTGACCTACGCTCGCCGGTATTCGTACATGAGCGTGCTCGGTCTGGTGGCTGACGTGGATGACGACGGCAACGCAGCGTCCAAGCAGCAGGTGCAGAAGAACATTTCCGAAATGAAGCAGACGGTCAGGTCGGGGCAACCAGCACCTCAAGCAGCACCAGCACCAGCGACAGCCACGGGAGACAAGGCCAAGGCATCACCGGCCATGCTTGCTTACCTTCGGTACGCCGAAGGCCTGAACCAGAACAGTGAGAATCCGAACGCTACGCTTACGGACATCACCGACAAGGCAGGCAAGTACCCACTCACGCCGAAGCAACTGGGGTTTGCTACCAAACTGGCAGACGACGTGCTCAAGGCCCACAGGAAGAACCCTGAGGCTGAGATGAAGCGCCTGACCCACGAGTTGACGCAGGTGCAGCAGGTTGCCGATGCGTTCGGCCTGAACGAGGAGCCGTTCTAATGCAACCAGTGCCACCATCAACATATTGCGACCACCGTTTCTACAAGGAAATCCCAAGGACCTCGCCTCCGAAATTGAAGCACATGCAAGAAGCGTATGCATATGCAAAAACAAGAACAAAGCGAGCGCCCTATGGTTTTACAACTGTTGACACTAATCAATGCCAACGGTGTGGGATGCCTAAAGACAAGTGGGTTATCCCTGAGCATTTGCTCCCCAAGCCATCTCTGCCACCAGAAAAGAAAAAGCGCTGGTGGCAGCGATGACCAACCCGGCCAAAGCGAAGGGTTCACAGTGGGAACGTGACGTGGTAGCATATATGCAGACGAGGGGTTTCCGTTGGATGGAGCGTCGGTTTGGTGCCGGGCAGCAGAAGGACAAGGGTGACCTAACAGGTCTGCCGGGTGTTGTGATAGAGTGTAAGAATCACAAGACACACAAGTTCTCGGAGTGGTTGGCCGAGGCCGAGGTTGAGCGTGCAAATGCAAACGCTGACATCGGCGTAGTTGTAGCAAAGAGAAACAGGAAACCAGCAGGCGAGGCGTACGTCGTAATGACACTCGCAACGTTCTGCACAATCATGGAGGATAGATAGCATGGCATACAGGCCACTATACGAACTGCTGGATGAAGCAGCAGACTGGATTAAGGCAGCAGAGACTCGCAGCGCTGAGATAAAGCGTGCGTTGACAGTGGAGTTGCTTGATGACGACGAGTCAGTACCAGATTTGGCTTACTGGCTTGACGAGTACACCATGCGCCTTGTCCAAGATTTGGAAAACAAGGCAAACCGCCACAGGGAATTGTGGGAAAACTTAAACGGAGAGAAAGAGGAATAACATGGGTTACTACAAACAGAAGTTAGTAGAGCAGCAGTCCAGCGATGCTTACGATGAGCACCTTGCGTTGCAGCGTCAGCCAAAGGCAGTTGACCTTTGGGATGCAGTGATAGATGTCTTTGACATTGAAGAAAGGCAACTGGACTTAGGGCGCAGCCCCCGTCAGGTCGAAGCGAGGCACGTTTTCTGGAACGCCCTGCACCTGCTCGGTTGGTCGGCCAGCGAGATTGCAGAGTTCTGCAACTACAACCGCACAAGCATCTACCCTGCGTTGGGGAAAGAAGAAGCCAAAGCCAAGGCTAGGGCGCTGATTCTGATGGTCGAACGTGAAGGCGGTGCCAAATGAAGAAGCCTGATTCAACGCTTTGGATGGAGGAGGCTCGCTGCCGGTCGCTTTCTTACGAGGACAGGAATACCTACCTCTATCCACTTGAGAGGCACAACGCAAAGACTAAGGCCTTTATAGCCGAGTTCTGTGGTGGTTGCCCGGTACAGGAAACTTGCCTGAATTACGCAATCAAGAACCGCATCGGCATTGAGCGTGACATCCAGACCCACATCTGGGGTGGCTTGGATTACCGTGGCCGAATTGCGTACAGCAGAAACAAAATCTACGAACAAAGAAAGGTGGCAGGACGATGAAAGTATATGACCACTCAGAAGAGCCAGCCGAAATCAGAAACAAGTTGCTGGTGCGTGACCTTGAGGAGGCTCAAATTCGGTTAGCACAATTGAAAGCCAGCCTTGAGGTATTGAAATTGGAGTACGACAAGGAACACGCCAGCAAGAAGCAATACATTGAGAACTTGCGACGGATGCAGAACAAGGACGGCATCATCGCCGTGCGTTCACTGTGCCTGATGATTATTGCTGACAGGGATGGCAAGACCAGTGGCAAGTCACTTGCCAAGACCGTCATCAAGTTGCTAGGAGGGGACCACCATGCCGAGCAAGAATAGACCGGGTGGGGGCAAGCCGTGGAGAGCAGCAGTCAAGCGCTCTGGCAAAGTTCACCATCTTGGCAACTACAACACGATGGAGGAAGCCATGTCTGTAGAGGCACAATTCGCCAAGGTTAACCCACCGCAGCCAAAAGCATGGCCTGCTCACGCTAGGGCTAAGAGCATCAGGGTCAGAGAACAGAACGCATACCAACGACAACTGAATAAGAGACTCAATGCCAACCGATAGACGCCCACACAAACCCCATGCTAACCTGACAAAACCTTGGCACGCTAGGGTGAAATACAAAGGCATTTCGTACAGCGTTGCCTACCATGTCACATGGGAAGAAGCCAAGGCAGCCGAGATAGAGTTCCGTGCTTGGATTGAAGGAGCAGACGTTGGCAATCAACTGGCAGGAGATTGAGAAGGGTACGGATTTTCGTATTGCTGGCGAACGTGGCGTGTTCTCGTTCCAGTATTTCAGGAACGGAGAGGTCACCCTGTACGGTGGCACTAGGGCTGGCTCCATTTGGACCAACGCCGGGTTCCGTACAGTAGACCCGTCAAAGGTAGTGGCAATCAAGAAAGCAAGGAGTAAGAGCAATGAGATTTGAAGGTGACCGAGTGTGTCCTTGGTGTTGGCAAAAGATTGACCAAGAGGACCACGTTGAAATGCACCATCCAATGGGTGACCCTGAACGCAAGGTTGCCCCCGAGCCTGTGGATTGGGACAGACTATGAGTGAAGAAGAAGAAATCCTGTATTGCCTATCGTGTGGTGAGCCAGTGGAAAGCACTGAGTTCTCCTGCGAGTGGTGTGGCTTTGACCCTTACGGGGGTGCGTAATGAATGGCCTTGAGTTGGTCGTCATCCTTTGCTGCATCTGGTTTCTAGTGTTTGCGTCGTTACGATGAGGTTTAAGTACTTAATCAAACGCAAAATTAGTAGGTTTAAGTGCTTGTTTGGCAGGCACCAGTTCAAGATGGGCGTACCTGCCAAGGGTGGCGGTGGCTTTGGTTGCCTGTGGTGCGGTAAGAAAATGCCATCCACAAAAATGTACCAAAACGATGGGAAAGTAAAACATCAGTTAGACGCTCAACTAAAAGAAGAGGCACAACATACGACGGGCAAGAGCCAAGCAAACTCGCCCTTGCCAAAGAGTTCTGTGAAGCAGGAGAAGCGTGGCTGGCTGATGAAAGGTGGGAACGATGAACCGAGCAATTGCTATGGCACACGACTTTGTTGCCGAGGAAACTGAAGGTAAGGCAGTTGAGTGGATAGACCTTGACTGTGCGGAGTACGACAAAGAACTTGCCAACTCTCCAACGGCGAAGGTTGCCTCATCTCTCACCGACAAATACGGGCGATACGGCAAACCACAGGTTTACACTTTGTGGTTTTTGGAAAACGGCAACTACCTTGCCTCACTTATTGATTACGGAGACAGCACGGACACAAGCGTGTGCTACCACGCCCTTGCTAAGTGTGGAGACAAACTATGAACCAGCAACAACGAGACGAACTGCGAGCCAAAGTCAAGCATGACATGGAATACCACAATAAAAGCAGGCATGACAACGGCTTGGCGCCTACTCCAAATGATGAAGATTATTGCGATGATTGTTATGTCCCTTGGCCTTGCCTTTACGCTGAATACTTGCAAGACATAATTCGAGTGCTTGATGCTTGGGAAGCAGAGAGGCCCCTGTTCTACATGGCTTGCGGTTACATTTCAGCACAGCCTGAGTGGAGTGACAAGCACCCGGAAGACGTAGTGAAGTTCTTTAGGGGAGCGGAAGCAACCACAGACCCATTATCGCAACCAGAGCGCACAAATGGCCCAGTTAGCCCTGCACAAACGGAATGCAACCACATCAAAGGGGTTGAGACTGCTGCCGGGTCTATTGTGACGTTCGCCTACTGCCCGAAGTGTGGAGAGAAACTATGAACGAGTGCAAATGTCAGCATGATGGCCGGGAACACCAGGGCTTCTGGGGTCGTTGTCTTATCCCCGAGTGCGAGTGCCTGCAATACGTCGAAGATGAAGGAGCAAAACCATGGCAGATGTTCTGAGTTATCACCAAATTGAGGAGCGTATGCGGCTTACGGTGCGGAAGCTGGACTCTCTCGTGGCCGAAATTGCCGAAGCAGGCTTTCAGGCGGCAACAGCAGAGGCAGCTTGGCAACTCAAATTCGCCAGTGAAAGAGTAACCTTCCGAGCAGAGTGCGACAAGGTAGGAAAGAAAGTAACTGCCGATCAGACTACTGACTGGGCAACGGTGAACTCATCCGACGAACTCGAAGCACACTTACTTGCAAAGAACCACTTGACTGTGCTGCGCTCGAGCTTGTCCGCAACTCAGGAAATCCTCTCGGCGCTCCGGACTCTCGCCGCATCCCACCGCGCCGCCACTACTTGACACTAGGTTGGGGTAATGCTCAGCGATGAAGAACTAGATACCCTCATAAAATCCCGTCAGGCAGCCCTAGAATCGTTTCTAAGCGCCTCTGACCTATTCCCTGTGGAATACGACGAAGATACGGAAGATTACGCTGAGGTCGAAAATACTCAAGTAACCGAGTGGCTACTGATTTGCCGCCATCAAGACTTCGACGCCGGCAGAGACTTCTATAGCGTGATGAAGAACACGGGACAAGCGCCCCACTCCACGACTGGCCTGCTTCATATGGCCTTAGAGATGTTCGCTTAGCCGGAGTAGCCTAGAAAACAGAAAACCCGCCCCGAAGGGCGAGTCGTCTGGTGTTCTGGTGGCCGGGGTAGCCTAGCCGGGGTAGCCTAGCCACCTGTCCACGTTCGGATCGTCTGGTAGGTCACCTCGACCCCATAGCGGCGGGCTAGGCGGCTGGCGCATTGTTGCAGACTCACCCCCTCCCCGCGCCACTCTGATAGGACTAGGTCTAGGTCGTGACCATGCTCAACCATAACTAGCCGCGTCGCCAGGCTTCGGACTGTAGACCCTCTCATTACTCCACTTCCTCGACCATTGCGGCGAAATTAGCGCCCGCCAGCTCAACACTGTCTAGGCGGAATTGCTCCCACGCCGCGTCTTCTGCCGAGTTTTCGTCGCTAGCCTCAATTTCGTAGGAAGTGCAGAACACCACTCTAAATTGCGCCATTGTTGCCACCTCTCATTGTTTGCCGCCATTGTTAGCGGAGCTCCCCCGGTAGGAATCGAACCTACCCCTAGCACCAGCGGGGGACGTACTACGGGACTACTTCCGAGCGTGCTTCGGAGCGTTGCGGGCATTGTGGCGGCGAAGGCGTTCTAGCCCTCGCTTATGCGCCTTCCAAAGATACGCGGCGGCGAGGGTAACGGCTGCGCACTCAATTAGCCAGATAACTAGCCCGATAGCGAACTGTCGAGCGGGTGCGCCTCCCCCGCTAACGTAGGCCAGCCCTGGCCCGTATTGTAGGCCGTTCATTGCTCGTCCGCCATCGTGCTAAAGGCATCCGCAACGATGGGCGCAATGACCCGCTCGTGAAACTCATCGCCGCCCCAGTAGGTGCTAACGAGAATCGAGCTACCGCCGTCCCAAACTAACCAGCAATTAGGGCCGCCGAACGTCCGCAGCATTTTCGCGCCGGTAATTTCCCAACCGTTGCCGCTATTCTCACCAGTCGCCTTCCATTCAAGGCCGAACGCGTTCACGTAGTCAAAAATGCTAGGCGTGTAGTCGCCTAATTCCTCGCGCGCCTCGTCCGCCATAGCCTCGCGCAATTCTTTAGCCTCATCCGCCGCCGTTCGCTCATCCGGCGTAAGGTCGCTGTAACCCTCGTCGTCAAGCTCGTCATAATCGCCGCCTAACACGGCTTCAAGCGCCCGTACTTCGTCCGCTATGGTCATCGCGTAGGCCTTAGCCTCGTTCGTTCGTGTTGCCATTGCTACACCCCTTAGGGCTATCTACTGCCGAGACTATCCCGGCATGGTTCCCCCGGCAGGAATCGAACCTACCAACTACGCGCCAGCGAGGGACTTACTGCGGAACTACTTCCTAGCGTGCTACGGAGCGTTGCGAGCATTGTGGCGACGGACTCGCTCTAGCCCTCGCTTATGCGCCCGCCATACTGCCGGGATGACGTAGGCCACCACGAGCCCTACTAGCCC